GGCGACCGGAGCCGCTATTGCAGTGCCGAACACCGCCATCTTGGTGCCAACACCTGACAGCGATCGCCCGACGTTGACAACGCTCTTGCTGATGCCGTCAAACGCCTTGAACATGCCAGCCAGACCGGCACCAACGCCGCCAAACGACCCTAGCTTTGCAAGTCGCTTGTCAACCGCACCAACCGTCTGAAAGAACTGAGTGGCAACCGCGCCGATTTCGACGAAGACGCCGCCCATCCGAATGCTTCCGGCGTTAGCCATGTTTTTCTCCGGTAGCTAGACGTGCTTGTCCCAGTTAGGCCCGAAAAGCCGCTTCAAGTCCTCTGGCGTTGCTTCACGCGGCTTTGGCTTCTTGACGTATGGATGAAACTTCGTGGCGTCCGCTGGTGGCTTGGATTGCGTTCGATTGATGTTGTAGGTCTGAGCCAGCAAGGTTGCCGTGTGCCACCATTCAGCCTCTAGGCGACCATTGCGGGCTGCGACAAGTTGTCGGAATGTCCATTCTCCGGGGTAGACGCCGAGGACGCCTGCGGCTTCCCAGATTGCTCCCCAGATGCCGCTAGGCTCGCCTCCGCTCGCTCCATCAGCTCTAGCGTCGCCTCGTCCATCTTGGCGGCTAGGAGTCCGACTGTCTTGCGGAGGCGTGGCGGGAAAAAATCGATGAGTTCCTGTTCCAGCACCTTGGCGGCAGAGTCCAGAGCATCACCACGCAAGCCGTCAAAGAAATCGTCTTTCGTCAACTTCTTGTCTTCGACCTGACGGCACAGAATCGCGTAGAGCGTCTCGGCAATCGTCGTGTATTGCCCTCGCAGCACTTGCATCGTGGTTGCGATGCTGGAGACGTCCACGATGTCAAACGGCACCTTCTGCCCGTCAACATCAACCGTGACGTTGTCCCTGACTCGCATGGCAGCGGCGATAGTCAACGCCACCTGCCACGGCCTGCCCTGGTCATCTCGAAACTCACGCATCCCACTACCTCGTTAATCTAGGGTCTGTCATCTTGCCTTCAAGCGTGAACGTCGCCACGCCGTCCACCGGGTCGCTCTCGCTGATGCCGGTCAGCACGGCAAGGAACGAAAAGCCAGCGACGCCGCCAAACACCTCAAACGTCCCGCCCGTGTGCATCTTCTGAAACGCCGTCCCAAGATCCTCCGCGTCGTTCAGTTCGACGCTCACGCTGCATTCGTAGCCAGTGCTGTAGACGCTGGCGTAACGACTGCCGTACGGGTTGACGTCGATAGTGCGAGCCGACTCCGTCAGCGTCACGTTGCGAGCGCTGGCGATAAACCCACCATCAAGCATGATGGTGCAATCCTTCCCCAGCGTGATCGCCATCAGAACTCCTTTGCGGTCACGTTGAACGTCACGGCACCGTCAATGCCGATGTTTTCCGTGACGCTCATCACCGTGAAACCACTGCCAGCCGCCTCAAGCGAAGAAATGAGTGACGATGGGTCGTGGCATTCGATTTCCCACATCTTCGTAGTGAATCCGGCCCTTGCGACTTTCTTGCCGGGAGCACCAGATGATCCGCCGATGTTGGCACGGTTGCTGATGTCAATCGTCTCGCACTCTTCGGTGTACGTCGCCGAGATGATGCCCGTGCCAAACGGAGGAGAAGACGATGCGTCTTTGCCAAGCGTGATAGCCATGCGTGATAGTCCTTGTGTGTGTTAGGCAGAAACGGTGCGACTGCCGGAAACGGTGTAGGTGATGATGCCGTCAAGCGGCTGGCTTTGTGCGATGCTGGTGACAACGTATGTGGCGTTGCCGGTCTGCGTGCCGCCAATCGTGAACGTGCCGCCGATGCTGACGCCTGGAGCGTCAACGCACTCAAGCTCAATCGTCTGCTCGATGAGCGCCTTGCGGAACTTGCGTGACGTGTCGCCAAACTTGGTGACGTCAACGTCACTGGCAGAGTTTGTGACGGTTGCAGAACGAGCGTTCGTGACGCCCGTGACGGTCACGTCCTTGCCGAGCGTGATCGTGACAGAAGGAGTAACTGGCATGTATGCCCTCGTGTGCGAGTGCCAGCGGTGCGGCTGGTTCGCTCACGGTATGGGCACGGGGGGCAGTTTTAGACCGGGTATGCCGTCAGAAATCAACGCTTGTAACCAAGCGTGTTACGAAATTGAGCGGGAATGTCAGGTTTAGCTTTCTCAAACCCCGGCTTCATGTAGGGACGCTCTTTCACCTTGCGAGGTCCGACGATGAAGTTGCCATAGTTGTTGTTGAATACGCCGACGTAGGCACCGCCGTACACCTTTGCTCGCCTAACTCGTTTGCCGGCCGCATAGGCGTAGTCAGTAGCAGAACGCTGATATTTTTTCGGTACTTTTTTCCCCGCGTATTCGCTGACCGGGTACTTCGTGTGCTGCACAAACACGTTGACGCTGCCGCCCTTTTCGTGAAGCCGGTTTAGCCACGGCCATTTGCTTGGACCAATGACCACAGACATGCTGTTTCGGTCAAACCGTGCCTCAATGTCGTTTCGCAGAAACGCACTAGGCCGCCACGACGAGAGCTTGTTTTCCCGTGGCACGTATCGCACGTAGGCGACGACAGGATAGCCGTCCTTTTCGCCCACCCGCCAGAACTGACCGCGATCTGACCCGAGAGGCTTGCGACCGCCGCGACCGCCAACAATCTGCCTCTGCGCCTCACGGCGAACCAGCAAAGCAGCCTTTTGCAGCGCAACCGCAGTGCCAGGCCCAAGCAGCTTGGACAGCTCCCCCTTGCTCCAACCGAATTTCGTGCCACGCACCCTGCCGCTGGCGTCCTTAAACGTGACTCCTACGAATCCGCTCTTCGCCATACGTCACCTCAAGCGGTAGGCACAGAGTCCGCAGAGAACGTCCGGTAATTCACCATGATGAGAGCACGCCACACTCCACGCTCAGACAACGCCTGGCCGGGGTTGTACTGCACGTCGATTTCAATAGGCGACGTCACTCCGATCGGGAAAGCGACCTGCCCCCACGAGTGGGCACGCAGCCGCAAAGCCAGCTCTTCGGCAAAGTCGAGCATGACGTCAATGTCCGCCTCGGTCTGCACCTGGCGTCCAATGAAGACGTGCAACATAAAATCAAGCTGCGAGTGCGTGCGACTGACGCGAGTGACTTTTGACTCTGCCGGCTGGATGATGACCACTGGATTTACAAACCCAGCAAGATCCGCAGCAACCAGGTTTTGACGCTGGACCGTTGGTTGCACGTCAAGCGATGCAAACTCAGTCGCGCCAAGTCCAGCACTCAGAGCGTCAGCGATGCTGCGAAGTACGCTTGTCATCGCGCCGGCTCCTCTTGGATTGCGTCCATCTCTCGCCGCCGATCAAACACCGCAGATGCCACCGGCTGCACCGCACGCAGTACGCGAGGCAGGAGAGCAGTCCACCTCCAGACAACGAATCCGGTGACAGCACTGGTGAGCAGGATGTCGAGGAGCAGGCTTTTCACGGCTGCAATGACTCCCACAGTGCAACGTCGGCTGCGTAGATCTCGCGCACACAAGCTTCCTGCTCTGCCGTCAGCGTCGGCTTATCGGCCTCGTCGCTGGCGTCCTCGTGCGGCAGCGGCGTGGGCAGACCCAGCCATTCGGCGGCGGCATCTAGCTGATCCTCGAATCTGAAGTAGCGAGCGAAATTCCCGGTCGGCAGTGGGCCGTACATTGGCGAGTCCAGATGCTCCTCTAGTTTGCGATCTGGCCTGTGGGCACACATCGAGCGGAATCGCTCGACGGGATGTCGGACGATGAGGCCCACGTTTTGGTTTGTTCCATCCCAGTTCTCATCGCTCGGAAACGCATTTGCGGGGTGCATATCGGTCGGTATTTCTATCTCAGGCCAAAACGCAGCGAACGCAGCAATAGATAGCGAGTTTGATCCGCTGCGTGGCGCGAGATGAATGCCGTTTCCGTTTGGCGATCGAAGAATATTACTCATGCGAAATAAAGCACCACTGCCCCTCCGACTGGGGTTTGATTTGGATTTCCTATGCCGCCGCCGTAGCCCGGCCCTTTGCTATTGAGGTTATATTTGTCATATGTTCCTCCGCTGCCAAACGCGGGAGCATTGGCGGCGCAATCTTCAACTGCCTTTCCGCCTGCGAGCACAACGGCAGCAAACAGGCCACTCACATCAGTCGCTCGCGTGCGACCACATGATGCCTGCGAGGCACTGCCACCCACCGCTCCTCCGCTCCAGTTCGCGGCACCCGTGTAGACAAGCCCGCCATTTGCGCCGCCATCTCCACCGGAGTAAGTACCGGCGACATTCGCATCGGCAGGAAAGGTATTTTTTCCCCCCGCCCCTCCAGTGATTGTGACGCCGCCGTATGTAACAGTGCTAGGATTGCCCAGACGAGACGTTCCGGTTGCTCGCCCGCCGACACTGTATGAGACTGATGCGCCTCCGGTTACACTCCACGTTTTGTACGCGCAACCTCCCGCCGCACTTGAGTCATATCCGCCACCGGACCCCACCGACCATGCCTTCATACTCGTCGCACCGCTTGGCACCGTGTAGTTCGTCCCAGACGTCAGCAGAACGGCCATCGGCGTGAACGACGACAGCGTAACGCTGGTGCTGGCACTAGAAAAAGGCCCGGTCCCCATAATGGTGACGGCGGCCACGCGAAATGTGTACGTGCCGCTGGACAGCGTTACTGTCGCGCTCGTTGCGGACGATGCCGAACGCGAAACGGTAGTCCAGCTACTGCCGCTGTTTGTCGAATATTGGATTAGATAGTCAGTGATCGAGTAACCGCCGTTGTTTGACGGTGCCGTCCACGACAGGGCGATTGAGCCGCTACCGGCCGTGCCCGCCACGCTCGTCGGCGCTCCGGGCGGTGCAGCCCACGCCCCTGCGCGGGCATACGCCTCCGCTTCTCGCAGCGTCCATACGCCGCTGGCGGCAGACTGCGTTGGCGTGACGCTCGCGCCGATAATCCCGCCGCGTGGACGCATTAGCTCAGTTCCTTCCAGCTAGCGTTGACCTTGAGCTTGCTCGCCGTGCCAGCCGTAACGTAGATCGACTGGGCCTCAAGCAGCGAGATTCCCTGCGCCTTGTCAACGACAATAACAGCAGAATTGCCGGGAACGCTTACGGTGGATGCCAACTCGTATGCCGTGCCGCTGTTGTCAGCGGTGCGGTAGAGCGTCACCGTGACTGTCACGGCATTGGCGGTGTCGATGTTTGCGACGGTGATTCCGTCCAGCACAAACACCTTGCCGCTGCTGGCTGCATTGCTGACAAGCTGCGTTGCCGAGGTGGTGGTGAGCGACAGCGAGGCGTTGCTCGCGTAGCAGTTAGACGCTGTGCCGAGGTTTGGATTAGCCATTGATTAGCTCCCGAAAACAGTTGCCCTGATAAATGGATTCATGCCGTTTGTGCCGGAAATTGTGACGGGAAGCGTTTGACCGGCGGCGTAAGTGCCGGTGGCGAAGGCTGCCGCAGGCGGCGTGAACGAAGTTCCGTTGGCATAGCGGCATGAACTGGTAATCCTCAAATCGTCCAAGAACCCTTTCCAGTTGTACGACTGAAGGTTCTGGAACCGCGAACCAATGACCAGTGATGTCGCCGCAATCGTGATGGTCTTGGCGACAGTTGCCACCTGTGTTCCGCCGAGGTACGCACGCAGCGTGCCGTTGTCGTTGACTACGGCAAAGTGCGTCCATGCGTTTGTCGGAAATGTCCAGTTCAGTTCGTTGCCGCTTCCGAAACTGTTTGCGCTGAGGAAAAACTTGTCCGCACCAAGAATAAAACCGCCAGCCGACTGTCCGGTGTTCACCGTTGAAAGCAGCCCGGCAGGCGACGGCGACGTGGAGTCGAGATACGCCCAGCCTTCGATCGTGAAGTCACCACTGAGAGCCCAATCGCTGCTGGATGGCAGAGAGAAGTAGCTGCCTGACGCACCGTCGAACGACAACGATCCGGTGCCGTATTTCTTCGTGCTGGTCGAGGTTGCTGCCGCACCGTTTGCCGTCAGCACGCGACCGTAGCTAGACGAGTCTGCGAGGTTTCCATCTCCACGCAGCAGGAGGAGCGTGTTCGACCAATACTCATCCCCACTCGCCGGTATCGTCACGCTACCAGATAGCGTTGCACCGGATGACCCGCCGCCGCCACCGCCACCGAGCGCCACGCTGACGATGTTGCCTGCGGAGTTCTTGGTAAAAATTGCCGGCGACGACGTATCCCACCTGATCGCCAGCTCGTGCGTGTCGAGGTCGCTCGTGAGCGGCACGGAGTTAGCGGTATAGCTGCGTTTTGGTTTGATGCGGCTTGCCATGTGTTACCCCTATGTCACTGTGAGCGTTGCGGCGTTGCTCGTTACGCTGGCGGCGTTGGCCGCTGACACGACGACTCGGTACTGATCGCCGTTGTCGGCGCTCGCCGTCAGGCTTGACCGGGCCAGCGAGGAGGACGTAGCGCCGCTGATATTGGAGAAAGCACCAACTGCCGATGCGGCAGCAGCGCTAACGGCCGAGCCGTAATTCACAGCAACAAACCGCCCGCCACCAAAGGCGACGGATCGCCAGCCGTTATTGGAAGGAAAGGCACGCTGCGACCACACATCGCCCAGAACGCCGCTTGCCGCTCCGACCGTTAGCGATGTGGATGGCGTCCCAGAGGAGACCAGTACAAATCCTCCGTCTCCATAGGCCACGCCTCTCCAGTCGGCTGTGACATTGTGCGAGCCCCGGCCCCACGTCTGGCCGTCTGCGCTTGTCATGTAATATCTGCTGCCTTGACCAGTGCCATAGTCGCAGGCAAAAAACAGACCGCCACCAAACGCAATGTTAGACCAGTTGCCAGACGGAATGACGCCAGAATACAGCGACCAGTTCACGCCGTCTGAGCTAGTCACCAAGTTGCGCAAGCTACTGCTAATTGCTACAAATAGCCCGTTGCCGTAGGCGATTTGGTCATAGTAAGCGGCTACGTATGCGGGCACTGACCCGGCTGGCAGTGTTCTGTTAGTCCATGTAACGCCGTCAGTGCTGGTTGCAATTCTTGGGACTGAGTCACCTAATTCATCGGTAACTATCAATGCGACAAAAAGTCCTGCCCCGTAGCACAGAGACCGAAATGACGGTCTGTTATAGCCTGAGTAATACGGAAGCTGCCCGGCAGTCCATGTAGTTCCATCCTGCGAAGCCGCAGAAGAATACCCGGACCCCGCGCACACATATATTCCATTTCCGTATGCGAAGTGCTGCGCGCTTATTGCAGTCCGTGAAGTCCAAGACCTTCCGTCGGCGCTTGTGGCAACGCTGGACAGAGTGGAAGAAAGTGCAACGAACAACCCATTTCCGTAACCGACACGCGACGCCGTGTTGAATCCATCTGGCAAGCTGCCAGTGGACCACGCTGTTGATGTCGCGGGAATGTACTCGCCCTTTTGCCACTGATACGCAGGAGTGCCGCCGGGGCTTGATGTTGCAGAGGCGCTAAACGTCGCGGCCCCGCCTGATGCCGTCTGGTTCGACGGCTGGCTTGTGATCGTGATGGTGTTGTTCGCTTCGACCGTGAGCGTAGCCGAGTTGCTCGTCACGCTGGCAGCATTGGTCGCGGAGACAACGACGCGGAACCGGGCGTTGCCATCCGCTCCGACCGTCAGGCCCGCCAAGGCCAGCGAGGCCGACGTGGCACCGCTGACGTTAGAAAACGACACGCCAGCGTCGTTGGATCGCTGCCACTGGTAGCTCGGCGTGCCGCTGGGAGCAACCGACGCCGATGCCGTGAACGTCGCCGCCCCGCTGTTGGCGGTCTGATTTGACGGCTGCGAGGTGATCGTGATGACGTTCGCGGGGACTGTCAGTAGCGCCGAACTGCTGATTACCACGGCAGCGTTGGTTGCCGACAGCACAACGCGGTAGCGGTCGGCATCGTCAACCGTGTTGAGCAAACCAGAGAGGGAGAGCGTCGCCGACGTGGCACCATCGACATCCACAAAATTGCCGTAGCCGCCGTCCTGACGTTGCCACTGATATGAGAGCGTGCCGCCGGGCGTCGAGTTCGCCGCCACGCTGAACGACGCAGCCCCTCCGCTGGAAGTCTGGTTGGTCGGCTGCGAGACAATGGTGATTGTGTTCGCCGGAATGTACCCCTCGTAAAAACCGCCGTCAGAGTCTGCCGTGGTCGTCGCGTCGATAGTGAGCGTCGATCCACTGGTGGACAGCGTCACGCCGCTGCCAGCCGCCAGCGTGACGCCGCCGGTGAGGCTGTTCAGCGTGGTGACGTAATTATGAGAGTGGCTCGCAGCCGCCGCCCCGAGCGTCGAGAGCGACGGCAGTGCGTGAATGTGGTCGGCCCTTGCCGCAAGCGTGCTGTTTCCCGCCGACGCCGTTCCGAGCGCGGCAGGCGTGGCGTCGGACAGCGAGACAGACGAACCGCTGCCGCCCGTCCCGGGATCGCCGCGAGGGATGCCGAAGTCAAGCGTGACGTTTGCCCCGCCGTTGCTTGGCGTTGCCTTCACGGTAGCAGAGCCGCCAGCGGCAACAGTTGTCACCTCACCAATGGCGAACGACGGAGTCACGCCGTCTTTGCCGTTAACGCCATCCTTTCCCGCTGGACCCGTTGCACCAACTGGTATGCCGAAATCAAGACTTGCGGCGTAACTGGTGCCGTCTGTGTTCGTCACAGTGGCACTGCTGCCAGCAGCCAGTGTTGTAACTTTTCCAACCTGCACAGTGCCAGACACGACCGTTCCGCTGCCGGACGAGACCGTGCCAAGCGAGACGTTGACCGCGCCGCCGTTCCCAACGGTGGCGTTGACAGTCGATCCGTTGGACACGGAGACATTCGCTGCACCGGAATTCGTGACGTTTACGGAAATGTCCATCACGGTGCCTTTGGTACGAAGTCACCGCTGACGATGGTGCGAGTCACTCCACCAGGAGCAACCCAGCGAACGAAGTGCCGATACTTGATTGCAGGCGATAGCGACGCCGTCTGTCCTTCGCTCGCACCCCATGTCAACGTGCCGGCGGAAGCGTTGACGACCGTGATCGTTGGCGTGATAGCAGTCGCTCCAACGGCACTCACGGTGCCGCCGCCGCCACCGAAAAAGCCGTTGACACTGACGACGTAGACTCCTGCCGTGAAAGTGTAGCCCGTGACGCTGGCGCCAAGCGACAGCGTGAAATTCAGTTCGTCCCCGACTACGAAAGTGACCGTCAAGTCACCCGGCAGCTGTTCAAAAGTCGGCATTTCGTGGACTCCTCGTGGCTGGCATTGTCACGCCTACGGCTGATTTTCAGACCGGCTAAGTCAGAAAGAGCCGCCGTCAATCGACGTGTTGTCAATCGTTGACGACCACGTACCAGCGGTGACGGTGCCGGTGCTCGTCAGGCTAGATGCCGTGACGCCGCTTCCGAGCGTCGTAGCCGTCAGCACGTTCGTTCCGTTGATCTTGAACGCCATGCCGCTGAGAAGATTCAGGTGCGTTGACGACGTCCAGGCCGACGTTGAAGAAACCCAGTTGAACGTGTAGTCCGCCGCAGCATGAATCGTGATTCCGCCACCGTCAGCGGCGGCGTCAGTGGTGCTGCCCTTCGCCAACTCAATGTTTTTGTCGGCGATAGACAGCGTGCTGCTGGAAATCGTGGTTGTTGAGCCGTTGACAGTGAGGTTGCCGGAAATCGTCAGATTCTGCGAGATCGTGCCGCCAGTAAGAGGCAGATACGTGGAAGCAGCCGAGGACGACGACAGATATGCGCTGCTTGCAGCTGCCGGCGTCAGATACGTTGAGGCGGCAGAGGATTGCGTCAGATAAGTGCTGGAAGCCGTCGCCTGAGTCAAATAGGTGGACGCAGCCGTTGCACTTGTCAGATACGCACCAGGGCCGCCAATGGCGACAACGGTGGCAGAGCCGCCGGTGCCGACTCCAATGCTCAATACGCCGTCAACCTCTGAATATGCCAACTCCGACTGAGCAAGCGACGAAGGAAGACCGCTTGCACCACCAAGAGCACGCCTTTTGATTCTGATTGTGTTGCTCAT